TTATTATCTTGATCAGTAATTTCAATCTGTTCAATAGTCTTCTCTCTCACCTTAATTGTGTCTTCAATCTCTAATATTACATCAAAACCCCAACGATCTTCAAAGTCAGTCTCTAAAAACGTCTTTCGGTTACTTGCATCACCAACATTGGCAATGACAGTATTATAATCTTCTAAAAATCTTGGTCCTAATTGATCTATTTTAAACCACTCTACTGCTTTTTCAATATGCTGCTTTGCATCATCACCATAAGCATTAATACTTACTGTTACTTGTGGGCTACTAATATAACTATACTCAATATCTTTCTCAAAGTTAGGATCATCACTTGCTACTACATCTTTTTTAACTACCATTGATTGCCTTGGCTCAGAAGTTCGAACAATAAAATTATAAACCATTCTTTCCTTAGGTAATTTATCTGGTGGTATTTCCTGATCTGCTTCAATTACTTTTTGAATTCCTGTATAGCTTTCAAGTGGTGCAGCCATGGCTTTGCCTAAAGCATCTAAATCTAACATTATTTCACCTTCTTCTTAGCCACGTATTCATGATAATCAGCATGAATAGTCCTAGGTTGATGTTCTCTTACTTCATAAGTAGCACCTTGGAAAACTATTTGGTCTTCTATTTCGAGAGTTATAGCTTCTTCTTTTCCTGTGCTTTGGTTAATAGCAGTTAAACCCTCAGTTGTTTGTAGCTTCAAGTCTTGAGTAGTATAATCTCCACCTGAATAGTACTCAATACTCTTAGGTGTCATAAAAAAGACTGCAAGCTTAGCAGTATAAGTAGTCTTCGTCCCATCTACCCACTTAGGACCATCAAAATATCCATCTGACTCCTTTATAACCTCTACCTCGGTGCTGTTTTTTCTGATTAAATCACTAAAATACATTTAACGCACCACCTTATAGGTTATTGAATCTATCATATCCCCTGTATCGATTAATGGCTGACTACTTCCTTTTTGTTCTATGGTATCTGGATCGTTTTCTGGTTCCATATTTCTTATTTTTTCTTTAACTGCTTCCACTAAATATTTACCCATTCTTTCTAAAACATCATCAGGGCTTTCTCTACCAGCTAAGACATTCATAACTCCTTTATCGCCCATTTCATCTAACTTACGTCTTTCTTCATCAAAAGTAGCACGAATAAATGAACGTTCTGGAATTATTTCTGACTTGCCGGCAGATCCATACTCATTCACATTTGCTCGAATGATTATTTCTTTACCAGCATCCTTAGGAATCCCAACTTGTAATTCTATATCTCTTAACTTCTCTAAATCGGATAATAGGCTCGGTATATTGTTATTGTCTTTAATTCTAACACTCATATTGGTATCACCCTATAAGGACTAAGTAATGCTCTAACCGTACCTGGCAATTTAGCTTCTGCATTTTCAAAGTATGACTCACTCATATCTGCATTAGACTTTCTTTGCACCCTAAAGTCAGCATCTTGCTGATGATGCAAATGACTAGCTAACATAATAGCAGCATGTTCAATACCTTGAGGAAGTGTTCTTGGATTAGGACTTCCATCATCTTTTGGTAATACATATCCACCATCATAGGTTACTTCTAGATCATACTTTTCAAAATTCCAGCCTTCTGGACGATAAATTACTCCTTCTTCTTGAAGTACTGTGTAAGAAGTTATCTCTTCTACTCCATCATCATAAGTTATACTAGTTACATTAAGGATAGGATATTTTTTTAAAGGCAAATATTCGCTTTCTGTTCCTTCTTTTAATTCTACAATTCCAGTATCTTTTGCAAACTCTCGATTACAATAAGTTTCAATAATATCACTAGCTGCATTAATTAGCATTTCTTTTTCAGTGGCATCAATACTTAATCTAATTTTATCAGTAGTCGTAAGTGCATTATCAGCTAGCATTTATATCACTCGCTTTCAAGTTCTTCTTGTGCTTTAATAGCTTCTTCTTCGCCTCGCACAGTAGTACCATTACTTAATTCGTAATACCCTCCACCTTTGTGATAAGGATATTTTTTTTGCTCTCCATCCTGACTTTCATCTCTTTCTTGCTGGTTCTTTTGATTATCTTTTTTAGAATCTTTCTCTTCCTTAGGGCTAGCTAATCCAGCATTAAACCATCTTTGAGCAAGTTCTGTCTCAATATCTTTAATTTCTTGTCCTTCCGGTACATCTTCTCCTTTATACCTAACCCCCTTAGAAATAACATTAACCATTTATTCCACCTCCATAAAAGGAAAGGCCCTTGCGGGCCCTAATTATTACTTTATGCTACTACACTAGCATCTGCATCTTGAACAGGCATAAATCTAGCATCTCCACGTAATAAATCAACTGCTACCTGAGAAGCTGCATCATCAGAAGTAACTTTAACAGCTAAATGAGTAAATCCATTATTAGTGTCCATTATTGCTGCTTGAACTTCTGCAAATAATTCTACTGAAGGTACACTTGCACCAGTAGAGTTAGTATATTCAACAACTATTGGATTACCATCTAAATCATTAACTGATTTTGCTCCTGTTCCACTAGAGTCTTGAGCTTGCATAAGTTCAAGACTAACCAATGATCCATTTGCAAGAGCTCCAGAGTTTAATATAGCAAGAGCTTTTCGATATTCACTCATATCGAAATAAGCACTTGTCGTACTAGCAGCACCTAAGTTTTGACTTTCAACAGCATTATCTATCTTCATCTGTTCAGATAACCTTTTCACTTTATATCACACTCCTCAATTTAATTTAGATTATTGTAAGACTACAAAAGGACTTACCTTAGATTGTCCATCTCTTAATGTTAATGGTTCTTTCACCCAAGACTGTCCATCAGTGTTACGTACAATCTTAATTACAGTCTTGTTATTCATGAATTTAACATGCTTTGACACAGCAATAAATGGACCAGAACCATCCTTAATCCAGTAGTATCTCATATCAACTAACATTAAGTCACCTTTTTTACCGATTGTTGGTAAATTGCCAGTAAACTCAAGTGGAATCCCTTCTAAAGAAGCTGGGGTTCCTTTAACTAAATTAGGACCAGTATAAACTCTATTTCCAGCTGAGTCTTTCATATCTTTAATATCTTCAAATGCACTCTGAGAAGCAACCCACATTAAATTACTTTGAGAGTAGACTTTACTCATCATCTTAATTACATCTTCATAAACTATCTTGCTAGATGTATTTCTAGAAACCAAAATTGCACCGTCAGAATTTAAAATACCTAAAGGTTTACCGACTCCATCACCTTGAATAAAAGCATCATCTTCAGCTTCTATCATTGCTCCTCTAAGTAATTCAGTTAACATAGCATTCATTGCTGCTGCATTTCTTAATAATTTATTACTTACTGTAATAGAGCCACTAACCTCTTGAGGTTCAAGGCTTACATCTGTAAGTTTAGCATCTGAGTCTCCAACAGTTTCTCCTTCAGCAGTCCAATTTACTTCAACTCCTCCATACTGTCCTTTTTTTCCTTGTTGTAAAGCCGGGAAAGAAATCTTTGCATCTGGAGGATTACCTGCTGGAATAACTCTAGCTCTTGGTCTTACTATTGGATCTTCACCTTCTAACTTAAGTAATTCATCACTAAACTGCTCAGGAACTAATATTCCACCTTCGTCTCCCTGGTTCATTGTCATTTCTCTAAGTTCTGGACTATCAGGATTAAACCTTAATTCGTATAAGAATTCTCCTAGGTTTCTAAACTCACTATCTCCACCTCGGCCACCACCTCGTTGCCCAGTAACTCTTACTGGCGGTCGAGTAGGTTCCGTTCGAGAACTATTAGCAAAACCATTTACATCCCCAAGAGTTGAGTTCCGAGACTGGATATTCTCAATCTTGCTCTTAACTTCATCAAACTCATCTCCTAAACTATCCCACTCTTCCTGTTCATCTTCATTCAAAGCTCTACCTTCTGCCTGGTCATTAATCTCATTCATTCGCTCTTGGATTTCTCGTAGTCTAGTTTGTAACTCTTCTAATCCTTGAGCAAAAAGCTGTAATTTCATTTCAGATAAACCATTACTAGTAACTAACGTCATATTAATTAATACCTCCTGTTATTTTATTAGCTTCTAATACCATCTTTCTTAACTCTTCTTGCCTTGCTGTTTGAATATCTTCAGCAGAAACATTTTTTTGCTTATATTGATTAAATACATCTTCAGCTGACCTTACTCCACTTTCTGTATCTTCATACCAGGGGAAAGTTACTGGGCTAACATCGTGTAATTCTCCAACTTCCAATATAGTTCTAGTAGGAACATCTCCAGTTTCATCCCACTCTTCCTTATCAACTGTAAATCCAAAGCTAGACTGATTGATATCTCCACGTCTCATAGATTCCATTAAATCATTAGCATAAGTAGTGTCTGGTGGATCAATTTCATAATACAATCCTTTTTTATCTTCTTTTAATATAAGAGTTTCTGCTTCTTTTCTTCCTAAAATCAAATTAGGATCATGATTGATTAACGCTCTAGTGTCTGAATTCAATATTGCTTTTGTAAAAGCACCAGGTGCAATTTTTTCAACGAACCCCCATCTCTCATCTGCTGGTTTATCAAAAAGAGCAGCATAACCAACAATCTTCCCTTCCTCTTCTTGGTCTTCTCTAATCTCAAAGTTAGTAGAGATAATTCTTAACTCTTTTTCTGCCATTCAATCACCCCCTTATCCTGCTGCTATTCCGCATTCACATCCTCCATGTAATGGTGGATGTCCTATATTGCCATCTGGATCTAATGGCTCATCTCTATCATCTACTTCTAAACTATCTTCTTTACTAAGGAAACTTTGTTCAATTCCTACAACTTTACCATTCATTTCTTGACAATAAGGGCACGGATCATCACCTAAAGTTACCCATCTTATTGTTGTTATTCCTGCTGCCCCATAAACAAATTTAGTAAATGCACCATTTCCTTTAGTAGACTCTCTTGTCGCAATTTTGTCTGGTCTTTTTTCTTCCCATTCATCTAGTCTTTGGTTAACAGTTTCAAACATATCATTATCATCATTTAAAGCTTCTTCAACTAAAGCTTTAATCTGATTACGAGAATATCTAGAATGTTTAATAGCAAGAGTGTCTAAATAATTATCAATAAACCTTTCAAGACCATCTATTTCATCAAGACCAACTTCTTCACTAGCTACTTCACTAATAGCTTCAGCAAATGTAGTTATTACTGGACTTAATTCACTTCTTATCTGTTCTGGAAACTCTTCATAAAAATCTTCAAGCCATCTTTTAAAGTTTCCAGCATTTCTAGATTTAAGTTCTTCTTTAGCTTTAGATCTAACTTGACCTACTTCAGTTTTAATAAGGTTTTCTGCTGAATTCCTAATTACTTTTTTATAACGTGATGCAACATTTTTTCTAGCAGCTGCTGATCTACGTGCTCTTATTTCTTTAATTTTTTTTTGCCTTTGTTCAGCTGTTAAAGGTTTGCTATTACTTTCTAACTTTGGGTTTTGTGAACTCTGATCAATAGGGATCATATTAAGAGGTTGTAAGCGAGTATCTCCATTTTCAACTTCATTCATATTCTCTAGTTTTCTAATATCATTAATAGATAACCATCCCCACTGACGACCAATTGAATAAGCATTGTAACGGCTCTCAATATCTCCTCGTAACAATCCATCAACAACAAACTCAGCAAAAAACCTATTATTAGAAATAAGGTCTTTCTTAAATGATTGCTCCCAATTTTTTAACCATGGCAATAACGAAAAGATAACAAACTCTAATGACTGCTGTTCAATATTAGAAAATGTCGCACGTTCTAAATCTTTTAACATATGCGGAGGTAAATTAAACCACCTTGCTACTTCTGTGACTTGAAATTTACGAGTCTCTAAAAACTGTGCATCTTCTGGAGGAATACCAATTTGCTTCCACTGCATTCCTTCTTCTAAAATTGCAACTCTATGAGCATTATCTAAACCTTGATGCTTCTCTTCCCATGATTGCTTTAATCTTTTAGCTGCTTGGCCTTTTAGTTTCCCAGGATGTTCTAATACACCACCAGGATTACTACCATTCCCAAAAAATCCTGCTCCATATTTTTCAGTTGCAAGACCTAACCCTACACCTTCCCGAGCAAAACTAATTATTGACCTACCTTGAATGCCATTAAACCCAAGACCAGGTATATGTAAGACTCTTTCCTTAGGAAGTTTTACTTGCTTTCCACTAGGAAGTGTTGTTACATAATACAACTCTTGCGCCCTTTCATCTCGCATAGGCCATGTTTTGTTAGGTAGTAACGGCCACAATGCTTTAACCCTTCCGGCATTATCGTAATCTATCTCTGTATAACCATTACCCCAAAGTAATATATGAGCCATTGTAGCTACTCTCCAAGACCAAGAAGTCATTTCGGGGTTTGGTTGGTCATGTAGCAACTTGTATAGATGATGCTGAGTAGCTTTAGATTTACCTTTGTCCTCTCTTTGGTATAAAAATAACGGTAAGGAAGCCAATGTAAAGGCATATATGGTTACTGCATTATAAACAGCTGAATACTTCATAGATTTTTCTTCATTAACATTAATCCCGCTTGCTGTTGATCCTCCACCTAATAAATTAATTAACCATTGTTGAGGACTTGATAAACTACTTATGCTATCCTTAACACTTGATATAATTCCCATTAATTTTCACCTGCCCTTAACCAACCAAAAGCCATAAAAATAACCCCGGCTACTGTTAAGCACAAAGCGGGGCTAAATAACCATAATCCAGTTGTAGTGAGTGTCGTTCCGCTAAAAAATAGAATATCATTGCTATCTACATTCACAATGTGACCACTCCTTTCTAAAGAGTTATAATTCCTCTTTCCTCATACACCGACTTACCATCACCTTCATTTCTAATTGCTCTATCTATTGCCATAATCAAAGCTACAATTCCATCTATTCTTTCTTTCGATTTAGCTTTATCTGGTTTGATGTTTTCGCTTGGGTCAGTCTTAGCTACTACGTTATCTGCCATCCATCTTAGAACTGGATGACCAAAATGGATTAATTTCTTCTCAAGAATCAACTTTTCAACTTCTTTCATTGGTTCAGACATGCTTTTGTAGCCCTGACCCATTGGAACCATCAACAGACCTGCATCATCTAAGTTTTGAGCTAATTGAGTAGCTCCCCATCTATCATGAGCAACTTCTTTAATATCATAATTGGTATAATCATCTATAATCATATTCTCAATAGCTGCATAATGGACCACATTCCCTTCAGTAGCATTAACATATCCTTTTTCTGCCCAGATGTTATAAGGAACACCATCTTCTTGACTTCTTTCCTGAATAGTGTCTTCTGGGATGAAGAATTCAGGTATAATAATATACTTATCATCTACTGGAAATACTTTTAAGTATGCAGTTATATCAATTTTACTAGATAAGTCAAGACCAGTATAACAATAATCGCCTTCTAGCTCTTTTTTTACTCTCTCAAAGTCAGACATATCATAACCAGCTGATTCATCCCAGTGCTTCATATCCATCCATCTTGATTCGGCATTAGTCCAAACATTAAGTCGCTTACAGATTATCCTGTTACGTTGAGCAGGCATCCTTTTAGCTTTATTAATTCTTCTACGAATATTATCTTTCTTAACAGACACATCTAAGTTAGGATTAGCCTTAACCCAATTACTTTCGTCTTGCCAGTCGTCTTCTTCATCAAGTTCTGCAATATAAGCAAATTGACTATCGTCTTTAAAGTCCTTTTTCTTAGGATCAAGCATATCTATACAGTAATTACGGTATTTATAGCAAAAAGACTCCTGGTTAAACCCAGCAGTCGTTATCGCAATCATTAAAGGTTGCCTTCTTGATCCAGTACCATCGTCTAGTACATCCCAAATACCACTATCAGGATGAGCATGTAACTCATCGACAAGGCCCATATGAATATTCTTACCATCGAGGCTGTCGTAGTCAGATGAAAGTGGCTCAAATTTAGAAAAACTCTCTACATGAGAGAGATTGTTTTTATATGTGTCAATATTATTGATATAATCAGATTTTTGTGCCATTCTTTTGGCTGGAGCGAATATCTCCTTAGCCTGATCACGAGTTGTAGCTGCTGAATATATCTCAGCACCTGGTTCATTATCAAAACACATTCCATAAAGCCCTATTGGAGCCATCAATGTAGTTTTACCATTCTTTCTAGCTACTTCAATATATCCTTCACGATATTTTCTAGTACCATCTTCTCTTTTCCAACCAAAAAGACTGCCTACAATAAACTGCTGCCAATCTTCAAGTATAATAGGATTACCAGCCAACTCACCTTTAACGTGAGGAGTTAATTTATAGAAATTGATTATTCTAGTAGCTGCTTGCTCATCAAAATATACATCATTACGCTTTAGGTCATCCAGGTGTCTTTGGCAAGCCCATTTTACTTTCTTGCCAGTTACTATTTCTCCTGCAACTACTGCTTCAGCATAATCATGAACTGGATGTGCCATTTAGAATCTCCTCAATTGTCGGTTTATCGTCTTCTGGTTGTTCTACCTCAATTTTAGTTCTAGCTGCAGGAGTTAAACCAAGAACATTAGCCAGTTTTCTTTTTAAATCTATAAAATCTTTAAGAATACTCACTATTGGTCTCTTTTGGTAGTAACCACTATCGGTAACAAATTCATAACTACCTTCTCTTATCTTCTTATTAAGTCTAATGCAATGAGCATGAGCTTCACAATAATCTTGGAATGTAGATATATCTGCTTCTGTAAGCAACCCAACCTCCACAAGGTGTGGTGCTACTCTCTTCCATTCTTTCTTTGCATAGTAGTCCAGATAGTATGGAGGATCAGGAATTTTTTTGAGTCCCTTAGGTTTTGGTTCATTTTCATTCATCCGATCCTTCCTGTCAGTTCCGTTTAACACCTTGAGCTTACTAGGCTTGTTTGGTCTTCCTTTGTTGCTCATTTTTCCTAACCCCCCTCCTTTATTTTTGACATCGTATGAATTCACCTGACGGCGCGGTCTAGAAACGCCAGGTTTCAGAGATTTGACCCGCCCTCCCCATACTATAAACAATCATACTTTTGCTTATCTTTCTCAGTCTTCTTAGCATGGCAACTGCAGCACAATGATTGCAAGTTATCTAATCTTAACCTCAGCGACCAGTCAACCTTGATCGGAACAATGTGGTCCACCAAATCTGCTGGCTTAGTTATTCCTTCTTGCAAGCAATGCTCACACAGTGGATCCTGCTTAATCTTTTTTCGTCTTACTTTCTGCCATCGAGCTGAACTATAGAACTTCTTTATCTTTGGATTCCGTTGCTGATCATCATATCTTTTGTTTCTTATGCGACTCTCCTTCTTTCTATGATCTTCACAATATGTATTTCCAGCTTCTATTAATTCAGGACATCCAGGATGAGCACATGGTTTCTTACTTCTGCTTGGCATTTAATCACCCACTTTTATGCTCCATAGTTATCATTAGTGCATAATAAAAA